AGAAAGAAGGATATAATGTAGGTGCATTAGTAGAATTTGAAGGAGAATGAAAAATTTAGTAATAGCAAATTACAGATCAGGCGGATTTACATTGCATGATATGTTGGTAGAAAAGTATAATTATTATACTTTTAAGGAAATATTCTTTAATGTAGATGATGTTAATAATAAATTAGATGAATATAACAATAATGAAAATTGTATAGCAAAACTTTGTCCTACACAGATAAAAGGAAACGATAGAAAAATCTTAACTACATGTTATAAATTATGTGAAATGGCAGACAATATTAATTACATTCAAAGAGAAGGAACAATGGAACAAGTGATAAGTTTTGCTGTTGCCAACAAACAGTTTGCACATAAAGATATCTCTCCTTGGTTGTCAGATAGACAACTTTATAACGAGCAACTTACAGATCAAGACTTAGATATATCATTTAATGGATTATATAGAAATCATATGTTTATAAAAGAATTGTATAGTAAATATAAAGGAAAAGTATATACACTTGAAAAGGATTTAGATTACAATCCTTATCCAAATAAGTATACATACAAAGGAGATTGGCAATTGCCACATAAATTTCCAATGTTAGGAGAGTCAATTGGCTAAGAAACCAGCATTACCATTAAAAGATGTCATGACTGCTATTGACAAAAAAGATAGAAACTTTTATAATAACTTAACAGACGAACAAAGAAAGGCATTTAGTGCCTGGATGATGATGAGATATTGTAGTAGTGTGCAAGGAAGAGATGCCGCAAACTATATCTATATGACAAATGAATTACTTAATAGGTATCATAAGGTTGAATATAAAGTCCCACAGCATCCTGAATTACAATGGCTACTATTTACAGCATGTGGGGTAGGTAAAGTACAATTTCATCCTTACTTAAAGCCGCCTAATGCTAGAAAGAAGAATAATAAAGTATTTGATTTTATCTATAGCATTTACCCTCATATGAAAGCAGAGGATATTAATAACTTTATAGAGATTAATACAAAGGAAGAATTAAAGCAATTAGCAGAAGCACACGGATACGATGACAAATCAATCAAAGACATCTTCGGAAAATAACACTTGTAAATGGTGTGAAAAAACATTTATGAGTGAACGAACTCTAAGTGCCCACATGTGTGTAAAGAAAAGACGTATGGCTGATAAAGATCTTACGCATACTAGATTAGGTTATAGAGTGTTTCAAATGTTTTATGAACTTAATACATCGGCTACAAAGTCAAAAACATATGAAGATTTTGTTAGAAGCCAATACTATGAAGGATTTGTAAAGTTTGGTAGAAGTTGTGTTACTAATGAATATCTAAATCCAGAACAGTTTGCAGAATGGTTAATTAAAAATGGTAAAAAATTAGCAGATTGGAGTAAAGATAGTTTATATGATGAGTTTTTACTAGTATATGTAAAGAAAGAACCCGGTATGAAGGCATTGGAACGAACAATAATGTATTTAGACACCTGGGCTAAAGAAAATAATAAGCCATGGCAAAACTATTTTAAAGATGTTACTGCCCCCAGAGCAGTACACGATATTAGAAGTGCAAAGATATCTCCCTGGATGATTTATCTTTGTACATCTGGTGATGAGTTACTAGTAAAGTTTAGTGATGAACAAGTAAAGATGATTGAGCATATTATTGATGCAACCTTTTGGATGAAACAGTTTGCAAATAATAAAGAAGAAGTAGCAGAAGTAAAAAATGCATGTGAAATTGCAGGAATATAACATAGGAGATAAAAATGAAAGAGTTAATTGAAAAAACATCACAATGGCACCATGATAGGAACCTAATTGATGGAGCAACTAGTAAAGATCAAGTATTAAAATTAATACAAGAAGTTGGAGAACTATCAGATAGTGTATGTAAAGGAGAAGATGTTAAGGATGACATTGGAGATTGCCTAGTAATATTAATTAATATTGCAGAACGTGAAGGCACTACATTAGAAGAATGTTTAGGTGTTGCTTACGAAGATATAAAAGATCGCAAAGGCAAAATGGTTGACGGAATATTTGTAAAAGAAGAATGAAAAAGAAAGAAGAAATGTTAGTAATCACAATGGAAGAATGTGGTGAACTAATACAAGCATGTAGCAAGATGATACGTTTTGATGAACCCTGCGATACAAAGCAGTTACAAGAAGAAATAGGTGACGTTATGTGTATGATAGAAATACTCAAAGATGGTGGACTTGTGACAGACGAACAAATACAAAAACGTATGGCAATTAAAAAAGAAAAACTAATGAAGTGGAGTTTATTGTTCCGTGAAGATTGATTTTGATGTAGACATTGATATGGCTAACCGAGATGACTTTTTAAAGTTACTCAAGCATACGCCTGCAAGTATTGAAAAGGATGGTAAGTTTACCAAACACAATACTGGTGTCTACTTTCAAAACATTCCTAAGTTTCCATTAGAAGGCTACAGCACAATAGATCACAAACAAGCAGAAGATGAAGGTTGGTTTAAATTAGATGTATTAAACAATCACATATACGAAGATATAATAGATGAAACACATTTAGATAAGTTAGTTGCAACCGAACCCATGTGGGAACTGTTTGAACATAAAGAAATAGTTGAACAATTATTTCATATAAGTAATCACTTTGATATAGTTAAACAACATGTGCCTACATCTATAGAACAATTAGCGATGATATTAGCAATGATTAGACCAGGTAAACGTCACTTGGTGGGAAAGAGCTGGAAGGAAATTGAAAGTAATGTTTGGGTAAAACCTAATGACAATACATACTTTTTTAAGAAGTCACATAGTTATGGTTATGCTTTAGCAATAATCGTACAATTAAATACAATAATTGAGAAACTTAATCAACCTTCCTAACTAACTGGATTCCCCTTCTTTTTATTCTCTTTTTAATTAAATTTTGCAAAGAAGTCATTGGACCAAATAAAATTTCTATATCTTTCATTACAAAAGTTCTTAATGAAGATTTAAAAGAACTCATTTCATGGAATAAAAATATATCAATTGGAATCTGTCTATTAGATTCCCACCACCAAGTATCACCTAATTCTAAAAATAATTTTTTAAGTTCTTGATTAGGTATTTTTTCTAAATCATAGAAAGTTAGTATGCTATTATCATGGTTTATGACGATACCTATATACTCGTTATCTCCATATTTGATGCCGGTTAAGAACGGATATCGTTCTTCTGTTTGTTTGATAAGTTCTTTTTTCTCCACAAAAGTATTTATAACTTATTATGATAAATAGTACAATATAAAGAGTTTATTATGAGCCAAAGCGACCACAAATTATACTTATATGATAATAATATCGACCTAGTGATTGGTACGGATGGCCTATACGTGGATAACAGACCTATGAATAACAGAAAACTAATAGCCCATAAAGGCTTAACAAACGAATTAATATTTAGTATTAGAAATAGAGATCGAAAACTACAAAATGTTTTTAGTGATACTTTAAGTGCATATCTTATTAATCCTACAACTAAAAGACGATTGTTCTATAAACTTTTAGAGCATACTAGCAATGTAGGTCAAGTAAAATTGGTCTTAGACGAAGGCGATTTAAGAAATGTTACAGCAGGATTGTATAGAATTTACGTTGCAAAGCAGGATGTTTCAGGGATAGATAAACCAGTGTATTCAGATCAAAATAATGGCATGGTATTTGATATACAGATTACAGAACAAATCGATCAATCACCAACACCTACTCAAAGTGCCAATACATTTTTGCAAGTAGCATCGACAAGTGACGGCGATCCAGCAAATGTTTTTACTACCAGTGCCTTCTCAGGTAATCAAAATAGGAATTTTCCTAATGCATTACATAGTTTAGCAATATATCCAGATGCTTATACAGGTACTTTAGATGTACAGGCTAGTTTAGTAGAAAGTGTACCAAGTACAAATAATCTAAGTACAGATTGGGTTACTTTAGAAAGTAATATTGCATTATCTAGTAGTAGTACTATTGTATCTCGTAATTATACAATTAATGCAAACTGGATTAGAGTTTTATATACACCTACTTCCGGTAACATAAGCCAAGTACAAGTTAGAAACTAGTTGACTTTTAACACTATATCCTGTATAATAATACTATGGATATAGACTTTTTAGTTGAGAGTGTACACCGCCTCCTTTTAGATAATTTGCCTGTAAAGACAAGCAAAACTCCTAGTGGCTGGCACACAATGAACTGTCCTATGTGTTCTGATAAAAGAAGACGAGGTGGCTTAATAAGTACTGGTGCAAAAATATCCTTTAACTGTTTTAATTGTGGCTTTACAACTGGTTGGGAACCTAACCCTACCTTAGGTAAAAAGTTTAAAGACTTAGCAACTAGATTGGGTGCAACTGAAGAAGATGTACATAAAGTCACAATTGAATTATTGAAATATACAGAAGATTTAGAAGTAGAAAGCACGTCAGACTATGTATATACAATAGCAAAATTTAATACAATAGAATTACCTAAAAAAGTATCTACAGTAGAAGATTTAAAAGCAGATCATCCTGTAAAACTTTATGCAGAACAAAGAGGACTACTTGGTCTATATCCATTGCTATATTTTAATGAAAATTTATATAAGCAACGACTAGTAGTCCCTTTTACTTATAATGGAGAACTAGTAGGTTGGACAGCAAGACATATTGCTCCCCCTGATAAGACAACACCTAAGTATCTACACAATATGCAACCAGGCTATGTTTTTAATGTAGATAAGTTTGCTGATACAGAAAGAGAAATAGTTATAGTGACAGAAGGAGTATTTGATGCTATAATGGTTGATGGTATTGCTATACAAGGTAATAGTGTAGGGCCTGAACAA